GTCCCCAACCACTAGTTTTATTGTATTCGAATATGCCATAGTTACCTCATTATATCTTAAAACGATCCTGCAAAAGGATATAAATCTTTTACTTGAAAATCGCCTTTCAAAATATCTTCTACCCTTTGGGCTGTGGGACCGAGTATTGGAGTGTAGAACTCATCCCCAAATCTACCAGCCTCCATCATAGGAAATATCATAGTAAATGCTCCAAAAATACCAGCACGGTCTGCTGATTCTAATAAATATTCACTATAGTCCATATCATTGGTTCTAAATTTACTTGTGTCGAAAGCTAATGCGTCAGTTCTTTCATTGAAGTCTATTGCTCCTGTAACGGGTGAAAATAAAAATTTTATCAACTCTCTTAATTCCATACCGATCATCGCTAACGGAAGTAAAGAGGTTGCCGCATAAACAGCAGGCATAGCCGAAGTAGATATCTTACCGTCCCTTCTAAAAGTACTTTGAGTGTTTCTAACAACCCCACCTACAATATTTTTACCGTAAGCATAAAAGAAAGATTTTAATTGAAAGATTAAAGCTGTATATGGATTAGAAGCCCAGATCGGTCTTTCTGCAGCGTTTGGTCTAACGATTGATTCCTCAACAAAACGTCCTATTGCTTGTTTTACCTTGTCTCCAGCTTTTGAATCAAAAGCAAAATCTGCAGCTTGTACTTGTTTTACCTCAGCAGCAGTTACACCTAATTCTGCTAAATACTCTTTAGACTTAGCTGAATTGTCATTTGCATGTTTTATAAGAAACTGTTTACCCATACCAGCAGCAAATATTCTAGTAAAGTTGGTGTACCACTCTAATCCTGTATATTTAAAAAACTTTTGAGTATAGAATTTAGTTCTCTCCGTCATATACCCTAACTCACCAGCATTGATATACATGTGAGCTATAGAATCAAACCCAACTACTCCTACATCCCTAGCAAACTGCTCCATCTCTTTTTTATCAGTAAAGTATTTACCCATTTCAGTTCTAAATGTTTTAGATAACAAAAACATTTCTTTTGAACGTAACGTAGGTCCAGCTAGATCAGGTAAAGAAGCTACCGTTGCAAAAGTTAAGTAAGTAGCTACATTTAATGCTAACAAATAACTTTGAGTCGTTCTAAGCCAACCCGGCATATCTAGCCCTGCTTTACCTAACATAGCTTGTACCGCTTTTCTTGCATTAGCTCTTTTTTTAGGATCGGATATTCTATTAAGAACTACATGAGTAGCTTCCGCTCCGCTAATGATCGTTGGTTCGCCTTTTCTCTGGTTAGCTTCATATATCTCTTTTAAAGTACTAAACTCTGGCCCTAACCTATCTACATCTTTTTTTGACAGCTGGGTTTTTACAGACTGTCGGTATTCAGTTTTTTTAACAATATTATCAATATACTTTCTAACCGCTTGGTGGGCAGGAACTAAGAGATCGATACCATCCCCGGTATCACGTAACTTAGTGTTATCTGTAATATTTTTAAATAAGTCTTTTCTTTCTTTTTGCATACCAATAGATATCTCAGATATGCCAGCAGTGTCCTCAAACACAGCATCAGTGGCTTCATTAAGACCAATCATTTTTTCTACAGCATCTTCTAGAACGTTTCTATCCTCAGTAGGATTAGCTTCTTGTAGAATATCTACTAATTTAGATCTAGCTGCAGGTTCGTTCTCTAATTTTGCAATATCAAACTGTCTTGTAAAAAAGTAAGCATTTTTAAAATTCTTCAAGCCAGGCTCTCGAACTGCTATGTAGTTCTCCCAAAAGTCATCAAAATATTCTAGTACCTTCAAAGACTCTGGATAGGTAGGATTAGAACGTTGTGATTCAGGTAACGCTGCTAAAGCCTCTGCTTCTGCAAGAACTTGATCTACAAATGTCAGCTCTGCATCTGTTGGGTTAAATCCTTCAAAATTAAAAATTGCATAAAACTTACTTTGCCATTCATTTTGAATTAAGGGGTATTTGTTAAAGTAACCCATTCTTTCTTGAGATTGAGAACGAGAATATAAAGCTCTGCCTAATCCAGGCGCTAGTCGTCTTAAATAATTATCAGCTGGAGCTAAGTATCTGTAGGTAAAGTCAGTAATATCTTTAGCCATTTGTGTTTCAGTAACACTGGTTAGTATTTTTTTCATCTGTGCTCCAAAACGCACAGCATTTTTTCTACCAACAAAGCTACCTATAAAATTCTCTGCGCCCGCCACCATGTCATCAATCTGAATTGATTGTTTTACAGATATTGGTATTTCTTCTGGTGTTAAACCGTTTTTGTACTGTTGAGTAATCCCATTCACATACTCATTAAACTGTGGGTTTATGCCCTGACCATACCTGTTTTGGATATCAGTATGTAACACACCAAAAAATCTTTTAATTGCTTTAGCCAAACGATCAAAGTAACTGTATACCCTAGCACTAAGTTTATTTCTGCCTACAATTTGAGCTTGATCCAATAAGTGCATAGACATTTGATCCGAGTACCATTCCTCAAAACCAAACTCGCCATCATACTGTTTTACATTTTTCTTATCCCTATCTGCTAAAAAAGCCTTGTAGAGGGAATCAAATAAATTTTTGTTTTGTTTTAATCTACCTATTTCTTGTTTGTACAAAACATGCCCTAACTCATGTCCAAGTGCATAAGATAGAAGAATTTGACCCGCTATGCCTTCTTCGGTACGAGTGACTTGATTAATATTGACAGAATTCTCGTTTAAGATGATTACAGAGGCATTACCGAAACTAATAACTTTACCAAAGTTATCAGTATTACTTTGCATCTCTGTTTGTTTTTGTTTTATTAAGTCGTTAGGAGATATTTCATTACCATTTGCATCCTTATAAGTTTTATTATCAAAAGCAAACTGCACATCCTCATTAGAACTAACAACAAACACTTTTCTTTTAGACTTAAAGGTGCTCGTAAATTTTTTACTAAGTCCCTCGATAAAAACTTTTCCAGATACGACAGAACCCGCTGCATCTCTTAAATCAAAGATACTTGCGGCTCTATCGGAAGCCTCTATCCCTTCTTCTATAGTTACAGTAGGAGTAGATTCTTGGAAAGGTGGTACTCTGGTCTGCGCTCTAGCTGCTTGTGCTTGTGCAGCTCTTCTAGTTTCCTGTGCCCTACGTCTACCAGTCGTTCTATCTACTAAGTTACCTCTTCGTTGAACTGATTCTGTAAAACCACTTCGGGTACTTTCTATATTTATTCTTGTAGAGGGTAATTTTCTATCCCCTGGATTTGTAGGGCCTTCGACCTCTACTGGCTGGTCTTGCATTCGTTCTAGTTCAGTTTGATCATCCGTTTCTATTTGTTGGCTAGAGTCAAACTCGGTTATGGCTATATCAGCAGAAGTCCTGTAGTTTTCATTCGGCCCTTTAAAGATAGCCATATTACCGCCTTGAGCTTGATATCTACTTTTAGCAACATCTACAACAGCTTGGTTTATGGGGGTATTTTGATTTTCTTCTTTTACTTGCTCAAAGATAGTTCTAAATTGTTCCCTGTCTTGTTGGTTTGCTACAGGTTCAGTAGCTGGTCCTTGCAATAAAGTTTCAGCAGATACTGCACCTTGTTGTCTGTTAACAATAGGAGTAGTAACAGCAAGATTAGCTTGTTTTACTGCATCTACAAAATTGCCCTCTGCGTCACGAACTTGTACAACATACCCATTAGCTTTTAAAGTTTCTAATATAGGTAAAATAGTAGAAGCCAATGCCCTATCAAAAGTACCTGCGCTTGACACTGCTTCACTAAAAGCCTCTTGTTGGAAAGTTCTTAAGCCATAATTAAGTAAAGTTTGCATATTTACGTCTACAGTCGAATTAGCAAAATCTACTTTTCTATTACCAAACCCTATTTTTGCAGGGGCATTCGGATCTGTTACTTTTACTTGCCAGCCATCAGTTGCTTGCGTGCTGTTTCTGATAGCTTCTAAAACAGCTACCGTTACGGCTACTTGTATTTGCGTTTGAGCACTTTGGTCAGCGTAAGTAAAAAAAGAAAACCTACTACTATCGTTAGGGGATGTCCCAATAACTAAATCTTTGTTTAATTTTTTTTGTTGGTTAAACTGTCTTAACGCCGAACCACTCAATTGGTTTACAGGCTTCGGGCCAACTTCAGGGTTCCAAAAAGCTTTCTCTTCTGCAGTTTGTAATTGGTCTATGTATTCTTGTCTCAAACGTATAAGTTCTTGATCTTCCGCTTTTGTGCTATTCGGGTCAGGGATAAAATTAGTTTTTGCATAACTTATAGGAGTTTCTTCCAAACCTTTTACTTGGTTCGTTTTTTCATCAACAACTGTCCTCCTTATAACTTCAGGAGGTAGAGTTTGCTGATCCTCAGTTATTTCTTCTGGATCTATGTCTTCTGCATCAATTGTTGGTTCTGTAACTGCTTCCTCTTCTACTGTGCCCTCAGCCTGTGCTTGTTGTACTTCAGGGTCATCAAGATCAAAGTCCTCAAACATATTAGTCATATTTCTTTCTTCTATCGTCTCCGATATGGGTCTATCTGAGACTTGGGCATTAGGATAACGTTGTTCTAGTTCTTGCTTTACGCTATCTTTATTAGCACTGTCAGTTTTTTTAGTTGCAATAACTATACCTTCACTATTAGTAGCAGTTACTATAGTGTCTGCAGGTTCTGTTCCATTTATATCTTCTCCGTTTAGTAAAGTAGAAACGGCATCATTTACAGCTTCAAAATTATTTGCATTGTTACCCGCCCCAGAAATATCTTTTTTATTTAATAAATTTCTTACAGGTTTAAGGGCTTGCTCTTCTCCAACAAGTAATCCTCCTTGATGGGGTATAGAATCTAGGTTCTGAAACTTGGACAGACTGGTACCTGCGGGTACTTGATTAATGTTATCTATGCCAGGTAAAAATACTGCTGATTTTCCTGCCTCAATCTCTGCATTTATCTGAGCGGACGTTTTAGTAGAGAAAGTTTCTCCCTCACCTTTAGAAACTCTTTCATTATTTATTTGAGCTTCTACAGCTTGCCCTTGTTCCGTATACGCACGAGCTTGATTAATAATGGAAGTAGCGATTCCACCAGCTCCTCCACGAGCACCCCCAGCAAAAAAACCGGCAAAGCCAGCTTCCGCTAGTCTTAGTTTAGCTTCAGCTGCTGTATATTTATCATCAATAGCAAACCTTTGGCCTATCTGTAAACCTTCTTGCGCTATCTCCGTTATACCCTCTGTTGTACCAGACACCGCAAAACCTTTACCTAAATCTGTAATTAAATTAGCAAACATATTTTTTTCAGGGCCTACAAACTTAGCAATAGCCCTAGATTCATCTGCTGATAACTTTGTTCCGTTGTTTATTTTTTTAACAATATCAAAAGCCGCTGCTTCTTTTCCAGTAAGAGAGGCTTCACCTTGTAATTTAACTTTTTGATTTAACTTTGCTAAAGGTGTACCAGCCAACGCATTTTTTAGTAACGCATTAGCAAACACAACCTCTGAAGCAGTACCTAAAGCAGCTTGTGGTACACCTAAAAGTAAAGACTGATACGCCTCTAAGGGTGTTAACTCCCTACCTGCTTCTTCAAATTCGGCTGCAGATTGTGCTGACCCTATTACATACTCTTGACCAAAAGCTCCCGCTACACCACCACGTTTCATGTACTTAAGATATCCGTAGCCCTCATTCAAAATAGCACGTTCACTCGCTGAAAGCAGAGCAGGATTAGTTGCCGCTTTTTTAGCAGCTTCTTCATACATTTTGTTTACAGCAAATTTAGAACCTGCTCGAAGTGTAGTTTTACCTAGTAAACCAACAGCAGCACCTCCAAAACCAGCACCAATAGAACTAGTAGCCATGGGTGTAAATTGTCCTATTGATTTAACTACTTGTGTAAAAAAGCCCCCAACTGTAGGTTCGTTTAAAAAACTCTCAAAGGGTTGGATTTGATTAAAAACTTCAGACGAATACTCATCAAAACTATTAGCTATTGCTAGACTGTTATCTGCTTTTTGGGTATCGCCTGTAAGAGTACTGGCTATAGCAGAAAATCTATTAAAGTCAGAAGTTAACTGTGCCGTACCCCCACTCACCGCATCAGCAAAAACTTGTCCTAATCCCTGTGGCGCATAACTTATTTCTTCGGGCTCTTGTTCAACTCCTAGAGTTTGTTGGCCCAAACGATTTAGAGTTTGCCTGCTTCTTGACTTAGCTTCTAGCTCTAAAAAAGCCTCGCTTAACTTCGAAACAGACGACATTACCTAGTCCCTTCTGCTTCATTTAGTTGTCTCCCTCCGGTTCTGTCAATAGCTATTGCTGCTAATTCTTCTACAAAATCTGGCCCATAAATCCTTTTAAAAAACCTTGCATCTTTAAAAGCATTATTCGCTCTGAACCCTATTATTGCTCCTGAAGAATCTCGAACAACATTAACAGGGACACTTAAATCTAGTGTGGCTTTATCTATACCCCTAGCAAATCCTAAACTAACTAATTCTTTCAAGAAACCAGGGCTATTCAATACCTCTCCTGCAGCTCTTTTTATAACATCTGCTCTTGATGTCAGATATAAACTGATATCACTTGCATTCCCGCCTCGTCCAAACGCTGCCTCCTTCATATCTTGTATGTATTTATTAACTTCTCTCTGAACCTCCTCATTGCCAAAGTCAAGATCTTCGTCAAATAAAACCTTGTCGTAGAGAGCATTAAGATCATTTTTAAATCTCATGACCTCAGGACTAGCCTTCCTACTTAAGTTTTCTTGTATACGCTGATTGCTTAACTTAATAGAATTATCGATTCCAGATGAATTCAACATACCCATCTCAACCATATTGGCATATACGCCACCAGGAGTAATCATTGTTTTAAACAAATCAGATTCTGTATCCATATTAGCTATGGTAGCAAAATATAAAGCTCTGAACTTATCTCTAGGAGCTTTCCTAAAATCCCCACCGGAGTCACGTAACGCATTCCCTAATGTAATTTGATCCTGTTCACTTATATTTACACTGTTGAGGAGTTCTTTTACTTTATTCTCGTCACCGCTCTCCAAAGCAGAACTAAGTTCAGTTAAAAGTTTTTTGTTTATAGACCTATCCAAAGCCTCTTCTGCCTCTGGTGGTAACTCTTGCCCAAACAATGCCATAGTATCAAGTTTACCTTCAGGCGTGCTGTATTTAGATAAAAATTCTTCCCCTGTAAGGTTAATCAGATCATTAAAAACTACTGGGTTTTTTTGTATTTGTTCTAAGTTAGCGTTGTTGCTTAGTATCTGTGTTGCTAATGGTTTTTTATCGTTAGATATAGTCCTAAATTTAACACCTGCAATTTGACGTAGATCCTTCACAATACCTTTGTTAAGGTCATTTACTCTAGCGTCAGTGGCTGTACCACTACCAACAACAGACATTTTTTCACTTAATTTTTTACTTAAGTCTTGGACACGCAACTCTTCCCTGCCAGATATAGCCCTAGCATCAGATTGAATATTAGAGGTAACTCGTTCAACAGATCTATCTATTGATTTAACTTGGTTAGCTAAATCTGTTTTTAATCTTTTTAACTGTGCCTCTTGACCCGGAGATAGATCGTCTTGGCTTTCTAGAGTTTGAATTTGCTGGGTTAGCCTTTCAGCCGCATCTCTAGTTGAAGTTAAATTTCTTTTAAAACTACTTCTAAACCCAGGAGATAAGCCTAGACTTAACTGCTCTATCTCTCCATCAGAGGGTATGGTGCCACTTTGATATGAAGCCGCTACTTTAGAGGCCTCTTGTGTTGTTTTTAAATTAGGGTCTAAACGATAGGCGCCCACTATTCCAATGCTTCTATCTTCCTCTGCTTGAAGAGAGGTATCGGGACCGCCCCCTGTAGTGGTAGGTTGCTCTCCGGAAGTACCAACCTTACCGTCCTTTACGGTATATCCCTGCTCTCTAAATATTTGAGCTATGTTATCTACAGTATTAATTGAGTTTTCCCTACTACCATATAACCCACCTAATACACCCTCTTTATAGAAAGCTTGATTAAGATTATCAGTTATAGGTTTTACTCTACCTCCAGCTTTATCTACAAGTTCCAACCTACCCGCTTCTATCAAAGCATCCATCTGTGCCCAATCAATCCCTCCTATGCCTGCGTCACCGCTTTCTGCCTGATTAGAAGCATCAAAAGTTAAATTGTTACTTCTGGATTGAACACTGCCATCCTCACCAATTTTATTTGTTCTAACAATAGGATCAAAATTATCTTTACCGTCTTCACCTTGATACTTATTTGAAAGAGTAGATTCAATATCAAACCTCTTAGTGCTATTTGGGTCATCACCTTGAGTCTTTAAAGTAGCTTCTAATAAATTTTTAGGGAGATTAGTTTTTAAATAATCCTCTCCAAAAACTTTTGCTGTTTTAGAGGCAGAAAAAGCAAAAGGTTTGCCTTGGTCTCCTAGTTCTTCATTTCTAAATATATTCCACTCTTCTTGACTACCGGCAAAAGACTCTGGTTTCTCATCTTTAGATAAGGCTTCTAAAAAATCAACTTGCATTTTACCAAAGGTATTTTCGTATTGTGAAGCTGAGATAGTGTTCATTACATTAAACTCCTGTGGAGTCATGCCTCTCTCAAATATGCGTCTAACAAACCCTTCAGTTCCTTTTAAATCTCTACCTAAAACATAATTTGCCATTATAGAGCCCCGTAGTTAACCATTAAATAACCAGAATTGTGTTTGAGCACCGCCTCAGGTTTACTTTGTAAAATGTCTTGTGCAATAACTCCGATAGTAGGTTCATCTGTCACACCTACCTCGTAGGCTTCCTCAGTCCAATCCCAAGTATAAACATCATACTCTCCATGTTTGTGACTAAATTGAATATTATCTTTAAGTCTAATATCAGAAAGGAACGACATTGCTCCACCAATAATACTAGCGAACATGTTGTCTCGAGAGTTTTTATAAGCTGCTCTATCTTGCATATATTGATTCTCACGTGCTACTGCATTTTGTGCTGCTGCACCCAAACCACTTAAAGCGCTTCGGTTAACCCCTTGTCCAATGTTTATTAAGTCAGCTAGTAACGTTTGGTTAGCCTGTCGTTGAGCTACTCTAGCGTTATTTAAGCCACCAGCTAAATTTAAAGATTGAGCCCTATCCGTAGCCCTCATCCTTTCTCTACGCATCGCTCCAGTTTCGGCTAACCCAAACCTTTCTCTGTTCCTTCTAGCAACCCCTTGTGCTATATCAGTTTGTGCTTGTACAGTAGGAGCTACAGCATCTACTAAAGTAGTATCTGTTTGAGAGCGTTCAATAAGCTGATTCTCAAAAGGACGGTATTCACTAATGAACCGGTCGTAACCTGCTTTAGTTACATCAGCAAAAATTTGATCAGGGTCATCAGCGTTTCTAGCCTTTCGTTGCTCATCTAACATATTCTGCACATCGGGTTCGCCTAAGACCCGAGCAGCGCTACCAATATTATATGTTGTCATACATCACCTAATTAGTCCTTATAAATATTTCCTGCGCTAGCTCTAAATTGACTACCCGCAAGAGATGCGCCTCTACCTGCAAGTGAGCCGATAGCGCGCATAGTGTTCCTTACTCTAGATTGTCTAGCTGCCTGTCTCGTTAAACCTTCTGATCGAGCTAACCTAGATGCCTGTGCTAAACCAGTTGCAGCATCAGCTGCTTGCCCCCTAGCGATACCTAAAACATTTGTTTGTTGTTTAGCACTAATGTCTTGTGCAATCCTGTCTGCATTTAGAATATTAGATATTGCTCCAGTAGCCCTATTAGCTGCTGAATCTACCCCTCTGGCGATATTAATGTTCGGTCCCTCTCCTGTTAACGACTGCATAGTATCTGCTTGCGCTCTACCTCTAACAAAACTTCTTGTATCATCGGTACGCATAGACTCATCCCTCATTTTTATCAATAAAGGATCATATGTTTGTTGAAAATACTCTTGGTCCGCCTTTGCTATGGACGCTTGAATTTTTTCTGTCTCGCTGGGTTTATACTCAGCTGGTTTTGGACTTTTACCACCCATCTTATACCTCTTTTTTAAAAACTTGCATCACCGGCATATATCCATAAGCCTCCGCTTTTTTTGCCCATCCTGAGCGACTTGAATGAAATTCTATCTCTGTAGTATCTAATTCTTTTGACAAGGTTTCTAAAAACTCAAACCCTGCCTCAGTATTATCATATTTAGGGTTACTGTACGCAACCCAAACAAATAATATTTTTTCACCGCCAAAATCTCTAACAATAGTTGTAACAAAGAAGCCTACGTAATATTCATCCTTGTACGCCATGTATAGATCAGCTTCAGCTCTACGTAAAGAAACGTACACGTCAGCGGGTATCCAGTCAGAGTATGTTTTTAACGTTACTTTTTTTAGATCTTTTTCAATCGTGTTGTACGCTACTTTTACATCCTCTAATGGGATATGTTCAAAAACCGTACCATCATTAGTAGTCCAACTCTTTACCATATCGTCCGTACCTTTTTCTTGGCGAGAGACCTGCGCTTTTATATTTAACAGTTCTTTTAACTCCGATGTTACCGCCTCTTCCTCTTAACTCAGCATCCGAAACCTCTGCTTGAAATAGATTAAAATAATCCGCAGCGGCAATTGGATCGGTCCATTGTTTACTTGGTATCCTTAACAATCTGTAAATAGTGCCGTAAACAATCCCATCTCTATAAGTATTACTAAACTCCGTATCAATGCTATTAGTAGTTCTAGTGGGTTTCAAAGCAACATTTATTAAAATTTCTTTATTACTATTCGGTGTTGGTACCAGCCAAAAACTATCAGAAGTTTTTTGTAGGAACACTGTTGGAGTCCCTGAACGATCTCGCCAATCTGGGTAATTCAACTCCAAACTTCTAGGACTGATTGGATCTAAATCATTCCCATCGTAAGTCATCCATAATATTTGATGTACAGCTGTACCGCTAGGTTGATCAAACTCGTACTCATACTCGCCTGAAATAGAATTTAAAGGGTCTAAGTCGAAAGTATATGCCTTACTTTTTTCGCAAAGTTCTATAGTTGCAGAACGTAAATTAGTCTCAATCAAAGAGTCTGGACACCCTGGAACGTAAGGTAATATCTCTGTAATTAAGGAATCAAAACTAGCCATTAGTAGCTCCCTGATCTGGTTGTATATTATTCTGTACTAACCCGCCTTGACCTAAGCTTTGAGTGAACAACTGATAATAAGTTCCTGCAGTTTGCATATTTGAAGCATACTCAGAATCTTTAAGGAAAGCTCTATACAAAACAAAGTTTATTAGAGGATTAGCGAAAACATCATCTACTTGAATTAAATCGGTAACAGCACTTAGATTAGTAGGATTTTTAGAATATACAACCTCTACGTATGCACTACCCGCAACCCCTGGATATACGTAATATTTCCTAGGGTCATTTGTATCAAATATATAGTGTTTAACTTCGGTGCCATGAGCAGCGTCCCCCGTTACAGTAGGATCATGCCAACTTGGTTGTGTGCTATTCAAAGCATCTTCAGTAACGACTCTTATAGCTCTAGCCCCAGTTGCGTCAGTGCCTGTGCCTGACATGTTTCTAACTAACTTTATTAAACGTAACCCGTCAGTTGGGATAGACTGTTCAGTTCCTGTGGATAAAGATACATTAGAATGAGTAGCGGTAGAATCAGGACGAAGATTAGCAATTTCTCTTTGACCATCATTCAAATAATCTAAAAGTTCTCCTTGAGTCCATCGTACACTTGTATTATCCTGCAAGATGTTCTGAACTCTTGAAAGGATATGTTGCCCTTGTAATGTCCCTGCCATTTATCACTCTTCTACTTTTTTACTCTTTGTAGTTTTTTTAGGTTTCTCCTTAGTTTCTTCTATAATTTCTTCCATTTTCTTAGGTGCTTCTTTTACTTCAGTGCACCCAGCTTGTATGCAGGCATATGCTATGTAGTCAGGAAACTCTCTTGTTTCTCCAGCTTCTAGTCTAACTGCATCACCGGTAGTTAAAGCTACGTAAACATCTTCACTAGCTTTTACTAACATTCTTTTTATTTCTTTTTCTGCCATTTATAACTCCTGTTTGATAGAAGGGGGTGGCCCTAAGACCACCCCAATCTTAATTAAAATGCGCAATCTACTCTGATTACACCAAAGTCTTCATCCTGACCAGAAATGTCAGAATTGTACTTAGGCTTTTTAAGACCCATGATCTTACCGATAGAGATACCATTTTGGTTTCCGTAGTCGAAAGTATCTTCAACTATTTCTGGTAAACCGATATCTGCCATAGCAAGAGCTTGAGCTCCACAGAATAAGCAAGCAGCGAAGTCAATGTCACTACCAGATCCACCTTTCTGAGAACCAGAAGTTCCTTGAGAAGTGTTTGGTACGTGCCTGAATTCGTGAACCATGACACCGTCAACCATTAAGCTAGAAGATCCAGCAAATAGTTCGTTGTTTGGTCCTCTGATACCAGCGCTTCTTACGTTAGATAAGAAGTCTGAATCTAGTTTCAGATCAGCCATTACTTGTGGAGTAACAAAAAGATGGAACATCTCTTCATTACCATTGCCTCTCATACCTCTAATGTATTGATCTTTAGCATAAGCTTTAAGCTCAACAATTGTGCTGTACTTCATAGTGTCAGCAGCAACTAAAGCAGAAGTATCACCAGCAACTAAACCATTAGTTGCATCGACTCTTCTGTGTCTGTTAGAAGTAGGAGCAGTGATGTCTGCATTAAACGCAAGATCAGATAAATTAGCACCTGAACCTAAAACCGGTCTTGTAGCAGCAGAACCACCAATATTGTTGTTCTTTCTGTTATAAGAAATACCAGCCAAAGTTAGAAATGCTAACTGGTCTATTCTGTCTGCCATTGCGTATGCAAGTGCATCCCTTGAGTGCTCACGGAAGTTGACAACAGATTTTTGATCAGCAAGCCTACCAGATAGTCTGTTTGCAAATCTTAATTGATCTAGTTGTACAACGATGTCGAATGCTCTCAACGCTTCTTCATTACCTTCGAGAGTGTTGTCACCAACAATACCATCACCAGTCATGTCAGCTAAAAGTGTTAAAACAGCTCTAGCTCCTTTTTCTGATTGTGTAAGTTCATTTATTCTCTGAACCATGGCGTTGGGGCCACTACCCGCAAATTGGTTAATGAAGGACATGTTTCTAGCAACTCTCCAAAAATCACGAGACCAGATAGTAAGCTGTTCGCTGGTCAACGCGCTAAAGTTTGTATTAGCCATTAGGCCCTCCAAATAAAATTAAATTAAAAATAACCAATCGCTATTTGGGGCGATATCCCGTATACCCTTTATCGTTGGGGCACGATACCGTTAGTTTTACGAGCACGACCTCGAACAGTTAACGTCACTGTAGACGAAAAAACGATTTTTATACTGAACGACCAGTGTTGGATTTCGTTCCAACTTACGAATTCTTGTTAGTATACTACTCTTTAATCAAAGTCACCACGTAATCTTCTTAAAGTTTCTTCTGGTAGTGCACCAAACTCATCATCAGATAACGTGTTTATGTTAACGACTTTGCTTTCTTTAGCACCATCGCCCTTCATAGCAGGGGGTTGTGCTTGAGAAGCTTCTACTTTTTTCTTTACATTAGCCT